ACATCATCTGCTAAAAATGTTTGTAATTGTACGGTTTCTTGGTTTTTCCACCAATATTCTGGTGTTTTCCATTCACCGATTTGTTTAACTCTTATGATTGGGGTTTGTCCAAAGACAAATCCAAACATAACTGCTGACATAACCATTTTTTTCATAAAACTAAACATTGTTTTCTCCGTTGGTTTTTTACAATAATAAATATAAGATTGTTAAAGATTATACATCGAACCTAATAACAAAAGTTGTTGCCTTTGTCTTAGATAATTGGATAGGTTGTCCCGGTTTTGCGTGTGCAATTAAGTCACCTTCAAGGTCATATAAACCGATTTGAGACACCATTGGATACCAAGTAGAACCAGTAACATTGTCTATTGAGTGAGATGCTGCAATATATTGTGATTGATAACTAGATGTTCCTTCATTTCCTGGTAAGTGATTAGCTGGTAAAAATTTATATAACCAACTTCTATCAAGGTCTTCTTCAACTGTTGGTACATCTGCCGAACTTGTTTGTGGAATCATAATACTACCTGAACGACCTTTTGTTAAACTGATGTTTAAAGATTTGTTGAACTCTCCTGGTTCTGCCGTTACTACATATTCATACTCAGTTATTTTGTGTGTTGCTTTATGTTCTAATGTCCAACCTGAACCGAAACCTACATTACTATAAGTTCCTTTTCTATTTACAACTATTAATCCGTCCTGATAAAATGCATTTCCAATAACACTTCCACTACCTTTCGCAGTAATTCCTTGACCCATATCAAAAGAACTTGATTTGTGGGCAGCATAACTTGCAGAAAAATTAAAGTCATAAAGATTTCCATCTCCGTCATCACGAATATCAAATGTTAGACCATTAGATGTATCTGTTAATTTTATTGAATTTGGTTGTATGTGTTCACCATATAATTCTCTGGTAATACTAAATATAGAAGCTGATTCGTGTAAACTTCTTGATTGATGTGCCTCTGGTATTAAACTTCCCATTCCAAAAGAAAAATAAGCAGGTGGTTTTAATCGGTAGTCTGTTGTTAATGCCTTTCCATACTCATGTTGATTAATAAATCGATAATATCTGGTGTTGATTAAATTCCAACTAGGTTTTGAAAAATAGTTTTTAGTTGATGAAGCAGATACTATTGATGTAATATTATCTGATGAACTGGCATAATTATATAAAGAACCTGAATGTGATTGAACTGCAAATACTCCACTGGCACTATCATTATTTGTTGATAGGAAAGTTTTGTTTGTTTCAAACTCTCTTTTTGATTTGAGTGTTGGGTCAAGAGTTTTAAAAATTGACATTTTAAACTCCTAGTAATCTAACTTAACTTTTACTACTGCTTCCCTTGAGAAAGATTTTAATTGTGGTTGACTTAATTTTGCAACTGCTATTAACTCAAAGTTATCATCATACAAACCAACTTGTGTAATGTAAGTTCTTGGGTCTCCAACAAAAGATGGAATAGTGAACTTCCCTCTATTACCATTACTATCAGAAGTTTCATATGTAGGATTGTTACTGTAATTATATTCTTTATTTAACGCTCTACAAAAATAACTTCTTGAATTAATTTCTTCTTCTCTACGAACTTGGAAGTATGAACTTGCAGTTATGTGATTATAAAGTTTTCGTGGATTTTCATCAAATGCATTTGTTGAAACTCCTGGTGAAATAACACCTGGTGAAGTTGCTGTTGCTGTTGTAGGTCTTGAACCGGTCAAAGCACTTCCACTTAAAAATAATGGATTTAAAAGTATAATACCTAAATCAGGATAAAATAATCCTGGTGCTCCAAAGGTTGTTTCTGCTGATGCGGCTGTATGAACACCATTAGTAATAGAACCACTAACAACATTAAATACTCTACCTGCTTGATTAACATCAGTTACGGTAGTTGCTCCACTATCGTCTATTAATGAAATTTGAGCTGAACCTGAAAGTCTTAGTTCCCAATTACCTGGGTCTACTTTTTCTCTCATTTGTGCTCTATTAAATACTATAAAATAAAAATGTTCATACCCTGATGATGAGGCTGCTGGTGCACCCGTAAATGTAAATTTTTCAGTATCTGCTGATAAAATTACATTAGAAAATTGTCTATAAAGTGCTGCTGATTCTCTATTTCCTGCTGTTGTTTTGGTTGTGTTTCCGATAGAACCACTACCTGCGAAGTGAGCATATCCTAATGCATATTGAACTTCTGCTGTGGTATCTGATTGTGGGTTTTTATCAAAAATTTCAATGTAGGAAGCTGTTGTATCTCCTGCCGTTGATGAACTAAATGCACCTGTTAATGTTCCAACACCACCAGTAAATAATCCTGATGAAACTTTTGTAGTCGTTATGACTGACTTATCCTCTGCTAAAAGAGGCTTATAAATTCTTGAGTCAAATGCGTCATCTTGGTGTTCACTATAAGCATTGTTATATGCTGTAATAGCTAAACCAAATTCTGAGTCGTCGTTTGGACTTGTACTAAATGGATTACCTAAAAATACTGGTGGTTCACCTTCAAAAAATCCTCCAAAATAAGTTTCAAATTCTTCTCCAACTGCATTTTGTAAATATGTTCTTAGTTGTCTAGGTTTATTTCTAAACCCGTGTGCTTTTCCTCTATCTACTAAACTATTAAAATGTGGCATGATTTACTCCTATGTATGTGTGTTGGTTATGGTTACGCTTGTGGATGCCCCAGTTCCTTCGGATTCTATAAACACTACTGTTTTTGTAATAGGATTTGTTAATCCGGTTAAATCTTTTGGAGTTAACACTACTGATGCGGCATTTCTAACCACTTGACTACCACCTCGTCTGGTGAGAGTTCCTGGATTTCCATCTGAGTCTCTCATAGAAAATACATTAGTATTTAAAAGAGTAAACTTATAAGTATCATCGGTATCAAAGTTATGTGTAGTTATATCTACAAGTGTAATTGTTTCACCATTACCTGCTTGCGGTGCGGTACCTGCGTTTGCCGTTACATACGTTAATGTATTTAAATCTTTATTTTCATTGGTGAATAATTTATATCTCATAACTTGTGTTTCATCAACAAATGATTCCAACAACGGCATGTTTTCTAAAACTGCTCCATAGTAAGTTGAACCTTGTGGATGCGTAACATCATATAAATTATAATCTATTTCATCATCTGCAAACGCATAATAAACTATGTCAAAACTACCAAAACTTGCTAGTTTTTCACGACCTTTTCTTGTAAGTATTGCGTCTACTGTTATTGTTGTATTGTCTAAAAATCCCATTTTATTTGCTCCTGTGGAAAATAATATAACTATTCTTATTCAGTAATAAATATAAGAAAGTTAAATTTTTCGTTTATTAATTTGTTTTTAATCTTGATTCAATTAATTCTTGTGTTTCTAATTCTGTTCCTCTACTTGTATTAATAACAACTGGTTCTTCACCACCAGTAATTTCATCATAAGTATTGTTAAATTTATTTAGTTGAGTTCCTATGTAAAATAATCTATTTGTTATTGAGTCCTCATACATTTTTTCAAATTCACTTGGTATAAAAGATGAACTTATAACATATAAATTATCTGGATATTTATAATTTTCACCAAATCCTGCTGCAGTTGATGCTGATAAAGAAGAAGTATAGTAAAGTTCTACTTGTTCAAATCTAGTAGATTTTCTGGAATTCACCATAAATGGTTGTAATGCTTCTGTAAATGTAAATAAAGTATCACCATCTACAATACTTGCTGTGGCGTATGTAGTTGATTCGGGTGACCTTGGATTTATTTCGTTTAAATGAACTAATGATGGTTCATAAAGACTTGAAGTTATTACACTATTCTTTATTATATATTCTCCTGATAAACTTGAAGTAACTGACATTCCTTTTTGAAAGTGGTCTGCTTGTTCATAGTATTGATTTTCATTTTTTAAACCAGATGATAGAACATTTTTACTTCTGTGTAATACATTAGGTTCTATTAAATATCCCAATAGTGCTTTTGACCTTGCTGGAAGAAATTGTTTTACAATATCAAACAAACTATTATCATAAAACTCTAAAATTCTTAAATAATCAAAAAAGTTATTTTTACCACCAAGATATCTTTTAAAATAATTATTTCTTAAACCTCTTAATCCACGATATGAATGTAGATTTTGGTCTCTTGGGTCACCAATCAAATTATCAAAATTAAAATCTGCAATACTATATAATATGTCTTCGTTGATTACATCTGTTGGTGATAAGTAAATTCCAACTTTATCACTATCGATAGGTGCAAAGTCATCTGTTGAAACTTCATTACTTTGATTTATATCTAAGGTTGTTCCTGGTTTTAAATTATTATCTTCTATTCTAATCTTTGTTGCGTTTCTACGAAATCCTACATTAGGAATTTTTACTTTTTCTTGGTCAGTTAAAGTTCTGTAAAAATTACCAGTAAATCCATTTACATTAGAACTACCAGACAAGTTTAAACTATATGTTTTTTGATGACTGAAGTTTGATGCTGTTGGACTTGTATTTAAATTTCTATTTTCATCTAATGATAATCTAAGTAGTAGGTTATCATATGCAGATGATGTTGTGTTTCCGTTATATGCTTTTGGTGCACGAACGTGATTATTAAATACACTTTGTGATAATGGTTCACTCCATAATCTAAACTCCATCATAGAACCACTAAATTGACTTCCGTGATTTCCTGTCCCACTACCACCAAGATATAAATCTCCACTTGAAGTAAAGGCTGCTAATGAACTACTCATACCAGTTTCTAAACTTTCAGATGATTGATAAACTATTCGTTGTCTTGTAGAGTCATATTGTTTTACAGTTAACTCAAACGATGATGACGCGAATATACTATCTTCAGTAAATGCACTTCCATCACTCGCAGATTTTCTTGTTAACATCACTGACCAAAAGTCATCATTGTAAAATGCATTTAAAGATGATGTTATATATTGAACTGGGTCAACTCCTGTTGAAGAATTAGAACTACTTATTGCAAATCTTAAATATCCATAGTCGTCTGTTGTTCCGTTGTCTTGTAAAGATATTGCCCAACTACCCTCACTTCCAGCACCAGAACCAGACTTTTGTAATAATACCATTGAACCTGATGAACCTACACTATTTGGTGTCCTAAACCTAAACTCTATTGTTTCTGGATATAAGTTTTTATCATTACCATTAACATCTTTTCCTTGTAAAGTTGTATAATGAGATTTAATGTATTGTCCTGCTCTAAAATCTAATGCTCTTGTAAACTTTCTTTTTATTTCATAATTAACTCGTGTACCTCTATCAGGCCCACCATATTCACGAACTCGTAAAATTGAACTTGGAATACCATAACAATTTAATATACCTTTAATTGACCTTTCTGTTCCTTTCGTTTTGAAAAAGTAAGGTAGATTTGCAAGAATTCTTTTCCATATTTCTTCACTAATTGCCTGTCCAGATAATTCATTTTTAGAAGTTCCGTCAGTGTTTTTACCTAACAAGTATTCAGATAAATTTGTTAAAGAACTACCATTAAATAATCTTATACCGAGAGCTTCTGAATAATATCGTGCTATATCTTTGGAAATACCCTCTGACATATTGTTTACTCTTATGTTAATATCAGTTAATGATTTTATGTATGTCCAAGTTTCATCAAATTGTTCTCCAATCATATCCATAAATTCTAAATACACATTATTTTCTGTGTCTAATGAAACGTGGTCTGGTAAAGTGTTTCGTAAAGAATTTTGATTATCAAAGTCATACTTAGACGCACTTGAAATCATAGTAGTAAACCAAGTTTCTGCGGTAGACCCTGATGAGTGTTCTAATGTATATGGTGATGATGAGTTTGTTTTTGGCCAAGATGTATCGTGAAATATTCCATTGGATGCACTTGAATAAGAAGAACTTTCAAAATATAAATAATCTTCATACGGGGTAAACGAATCAATTACTCGTTGTCTTTTTTTGGATATGTCCTCTCTTTTTGAAACAACCGTAGTTGATGTCACGGTTGATAATGAACTACTTTCCGCAGTATAACTTTCTATTAATCTAAGTTTTTTTCTAAAATTTAAAAGTCTTCTTTCTGCATTTGAAAAGTGTATAAAATTACCAAAACCAGTATCATCAGTTTCCGTTGAGATATCAGTTGTTGTTTTTGAATAATCAATATTTGGTTGAACATCAAGTAAACTACTAGATACTAATAATCTTTCAAGTTCTCTATTTTGTTCCGTGTCAGAACTTAATATGTCATCTTGACTTTGGAATGCTGTGTATTCAGTGTTGACCTCATTATATTGATTATCAAAATTTGCTGGATATAAAAATGTGTCATTAACTTCTTGTGTTGGTATTAAAACAATATTTTCTTTTATATCTTGTAATCTTTCTTCAACGATAGATATTGCTGAAGGAGAGTCTCCTGTTATATCTACCACATTACTTAGTAATGGTTTGTGTAGTTTTACGGCGTATCCACTTGGATTTGGTTTTAAGTTTGTTATTAAATAAAAGTCTAAATCATTTTTTAAATAAGTTCTATATTGTCCAATGTCATTATAAGCATCACTTTCAATATAAAATGGAATTTTAGAAATATCAGACATTTTAAAATTTTCAATATCACCTGGTTGATAATTATTTGGATTGTCGTGAATACCAAGTGAAGTTATTTTAAATCCTTTATGTCTTAAATCATAATATTGTTGCTTTATCTGATTGGTATTGAATTTAATTGTTCTTTCATCAACCACTTGTGTTATCGTACTAAACAAAGGTATTAAAACTTCGTGAACTAAAAATTCATCACTTGGATTTTTAAAGGGATTCATATCACAATATTTTGAATAACCTTTGAAAGGCATATCGGATTGGTCAAATGGGTCAACACCAACAAGTCCAATTTGTTCAATGTAAGTTCCACCTCTCGTGAAATCAGATAAATTCATTGCTATATTATCGGTATCATCTCTTTCATCATATACATAGGCATGCATACCTTGTTCGTAATGTAAAAAATTACTATCGTTTTCTTCATCACCGGTCTGCTCTTGTTCGTGCATTGGATTATGTAGTCTACCTTTGGTTTTAGTCACCCATAAATCTTTTGGTAGATGTTCTAAAGAATCAACTCTTCTTTTTATTGCTTGTGCTAAATAATATCCATTTTCACCTGATATATTGTCTTTGATATTTTTAGCAGATATCGTTAAGTTTTCAAAATTATATGCGTCTCCGGTATTTCCTTCTTCATCTACTATTCTTGTACCTTGTTCGTTAATCAACATTGGTGGTAGTTCTAAAATAGTATCTTGTCCGGCAAGTCCAGAATCCATTCGTTGACTTAATTCTTCAAAATCACCCCAATCTCTATTTTCTAAAACAATTTCTGAATTCTTTGGTTGTTGTGCTGCTCCTCGTTGTCCCATTTTAGCACCATATGTTGCATATTTCCAATCTTGAAAGAAGAAACCTGCTGAGTGTCCTGGAACTATTGCTCTAAAAAAGTTTTCAAATACAATAGTTTGTCCTACCATATTCTCTGTAAAAACTTCATCATACTCATCTGAGTCTGGTAATTCAAGTGTATTTTTTGACGGGAAGATATCAGAAGCATTTTTTATGTTATCACTAATTTTACTTGGTATAAAATAAGTACCACTATTAATTTTTCTTAAATCTCCTAGAAGTCTTGATTTAACTTCATCTGGAAATTGTTCGTTAGGTGCAATAATTAACTCTGTCCTATCTGGACTTACTTCAAATACATTATAAACATTTGTATAAAGAATTAACTCTCTATCATAATCTAGTGTTCCATCACTTTTAAGTGCGAAGTATTTTGTTATAAGACCAGTGGTAGTTCTAACAAGTTCACTTCCTGCTTCACCATCATACTCCTCACCAGTTTGTATTTCAACATAATATGCTTTTCCCTCATCACCGGCTATTTTTCTGTAAAATCTATATTCTACTCTAAACTCACCATCTCTATAATTTAAATCTCTTAAATGTTGTCCTATATTTATTGATAACTCAGCCCTGAAATTTTCAAGGTCTGGGTCAAAGAATGAGTCAAACTCAAGTTGTGTATCGTTGATAAGTTTATCATCAAGGTCATAAACAAACAAATGAACATAATCAATGTATTCACGATTGATTTTTGTTGTTCGTAATGAATAATAATTTTGTCTTTGTGATTCTGTTAATCCGTATCTAGGCACAACTTTTATTCAACTCCTATGAAATTAAAATCTTTATTTATTTTTTTACTAAACTTTGGTAAAAATATAGTTTCAACCAACCCAATGGATAACAAATTAAATCCAGAACCTTCTGTTTTTCCGAATAAAAATGGATTTTCAAATGATACTATAAATCCATCAGAGTTTCTACTAATTGTTGTTGCGAAGTTTTCATTTGTCAAAAAGTCTGCTTGTTCAGACTTTATTTTATTTCTTAATTCTATAAGTTCGTCATTTACATAAGCACCATAATATTGTGAACTTTGTACTGCTGCGTCTGTTGATTTATATGGCATTGTTTTACCTCACTACTCTAAATTCATAATTGTCATCATAATAATTTATTTGTTCATCAGTAGTTCCACTACCACTAACGACCTTGATACAAAAACGATAATTTCTTTCTGCTTGTAATCCGTTCATCCACAAGTTAAAGAAATTACCAGATGAATCACTACTGATTTTTGAACCTGTTCCAAATGGTATAATTACTTCTTCTGTTTCTGCGTCAAGAACTGAGAAGAATGCTGATGCACTTGGTAAATACTTTACATCTAGTTCTGCTGGTGTTGTTGCAAATTCTGTGGTAGGATACAACTCTCTTCCAACTATTCTAAATTTTACTTTTGATTCTTCTTTATATTCTGGTCTTAAATTTTTAAAATACACTTTTAATCTTTCTAAATCTGACGAACTTAATGCTGACAAACTTCCGGTTGACCAAGAACTATCGTCCCAAACCACCTCTAATTTAGGTGGATAAATTGTATGAGTTTCTGTTGAAAAGAATTTTAAGTTTCCTAATCTTGTTGAACTACTTTCATCTTTTGTTGTATCACTTCCAGGATTAAATGAAAAATCTCTTGAACCTGTTAAGAGTGATTCTCTTTTCAATATAAATCCTCTATTAGGATATGATGATGCTGAATATATGTGATTACTAACTAAGTCTGTAATATCAATTCTTACATCTTGGGTTGCCTTTGTGAGTGATACTGACGAACTAACTTCATATTGAGCATCAATACTTCCTGTCCACCAAGCACCCCCGTCAGTCAATACTGAACCCGTGACCCAAGGTGTAGTTTCATCTTGATTTCTATATTGATAACTTACTCCGTCCGTAGTAACTGGGTCGTGGTCAAGTTTACCATTACCCTCTGTCCACGCACTACCACTCACCATATGTGCAAATAAGTTTTGAGTTCTTAGTAATTCTTCTGAACCAGCATCATATAAGTTTAAATAATATTTTGCGTTTGATGGAATAATACCTTGTTGTATTGATGACGAAATATCTGTATAATCAAATTGTATCAATACTCGTGAAACATTTGCAACTGAACCATTTTGGTTTACGGTTTTGTTAACTTCAAGAATTTCATCGGCACCAGTATTGATAGATGATGTAGTTCCACCCGAATATATTGTTGCGTCTTTATCTCCAAATATAAAATAATGCATTATAAGTCTCCCACTACTCTACCGATAATATCTTGATTAGGATATCTAACTTCAAAAATACTTGGGTCTAATGATGGATAAACAACACCATTTTTAAGTGCGGAACTTAAATCATAGACATTACCACTATATCCACTTTCAGTATCAAACTTACCTTCTATCAATACTATTTCATTATTAGGATTGTTTTCTACTGGTGGTACAACGCTTGCTACTCCATCAACAGTTGATATTTTATATGCGATATCACTTAATATTATTGGTTGATTAATTTGCCAGTTTGATATATTAAAATGATTTTTTACAACCTGTATACAATTAAATAACACTTCACTCTTATTAAATCCTCGTTGTGTTATTATTGAAAATCTAACACCAATGTTTATTACATATGCATTTTTCATTGTTATTGCGTCTGTTAATAATCTGTATTGAGATAAATACATTTTTAAATTCTGTTTTACTGCTTCATTTAAAGTTGATAAATTTTTATTTGAATCATAACCCAATAAATATAGGTTCATAGAAAATGGATTTTCAACTTCTTCTATTTGATTATCATCACTTTCAATTAATTGTGTATCTTTTGTTATAAATGCTTTTGCTATGTTTCCATACTTTTGTGGTAATGAATAAACTCTCGTTAAGTAATCTTGTCTTGTTACTGCACGATTTTGTGCATTAAAGTATGCTAATGCATTTTCTCTAACCTCATTAATTGTTTCACCTGAACTACCACCTCTCGCAGGATTTACATTAGTAAACTCTAAACTATCTTCTGATTCAGTAACATTGTCAGAATCTAAATTTCCGTCATCAATTGTAAATGTTACATTTTTTGGACGAGTAATAGAATTTGCCCTAACATTATGTTCTATACCACCACCATAACGATAAGTAACTGTCAAAGTAGTGTTGGAAGGTGCTAAACCATAAGTTCCTGTTTTTAAAAAGTTTGAAGGGTCAAAACTCTCATCTAATCTTGATATACCATAACCTAATGCAGAACCAACATTATCTGGATTAGGAATTAAAACTTCGTCTGCGTTTTGACTAACTCCTGCTCCAAATCTTACTTCTAGTCTATCATTATCAGTAACTCTTGTTGTAAATCTTCTGGTAGACTTAATTAACCTTAACATATATGGAGTATCAGCTTGATATTGAGTATATGTAGGGTCATTTAAAGAAGTGTTTTCTATTGTTTCAAAAACAGTATCTTGTGCTAAAAAAGGAACTTCATACCATTTATTATTATTAGAGTCAACTATTGAAACAATTTCAGTTACATCATCTCTTCCCAATGTTACTTTGTCAAATTTTTTAGGACTATTAAACGAAAAGGTTTCATCTATTGTTGTTCCGGAAATACAATTAACTCGTTTTCTTAATTTATATTTTTCTGGAACTCCTGCTGATGATGTTATAAATAGTATATCATCTCTTGGGTCAAGTGCAGATGTTGCTCTGAAATCTACTTCTTCTGGAATTGTAAATTCAACACCAGTATCAGTCGCTACGATTGAGTTTCTTGATACGACACCAGCATAATCTAAGTCTGGTTCATACTCACCACCACCCAATGCTTTAGCAGGGACTGTCTGAGATACGGTAATTTCTGTTACTGCGGGTGTTGCTGTTTTTGGTTTATATCCGTAGGCTTGTGCAATGTTATAAACATTTTTTTTCTCTTCTGCATAATTCAATAAAGTTTCTTTATATTGATTGTCAACATAATAATTTAAAACATCACCAACATAAGATGCCATTTCAACAAACATCATACCCGGAGATGATTCATTAAAATCATTGTATTGGTTTGGAAAATAAGTTTTTGCAAACTCAATAAGATTTTGTCTTATGTCTGAAAAGTCTCTACCTAGATAACTTACTTCTTTTTTAATTACTTTTTTGTTTGTATTATAATCAACGGCCATTTTATTCTCCTGCTCCAATTTCAAATGATATCGTGTCAAGTGCGTCTGGTTCAACCTCAGTTGAATATTCTAATGTAATTAAAACTTGATTTGGATTTCTATCGTCTTGAAATGATACTAAGTTATTTATATTAACATAGGGTAACCAATTTGATATTGATTGTCTAATGTCATCTTCTAAAACTTTTAAACTTTCTGGTGTTATCTGTGTAAATAATATTTTTTTTAAATTTGAGCCAAAGTTTGGTTGAAAAATTCTTTCTCCTCTTTGAGTCAAAATTAAATTTCTTATATTTGATTTTACCTGTTGTCTAATAGTTTTTGTTTTACGAAAAAATCCACTTTCATTGTGGTCTAAAGGAAACTCTATACCAACATAAATGTTTTCATCTCTATCTATTTCTCTTACATTTGCCATTATGGTCTAAATCCAGTATCACCTTTTTTCTTTTTATCTATTGCTTTCATAAGTCCAGAGTAATCACGAGTTAGTGCATTTTGCACATCTTCTGGAACTGCGTCTACTGAAACACCAGCTTTCTTAATTGTATCGACTGCTGCCATTTCTCTTGCTCTTTCTTTATTCTGTCCCATACCTAAATCTCCATATCCTAGAACATCTGCCATATTATCACTACCTAACACCCCACCTCCTAATGTAGGATATTCATCAGTTTGTCCTGATGAACCTAGTGGTTTGGTGTTATTCAATACTTCATTTAATGCTTCATTTTTTGTGTATTGTTTTTTAGGTTTCTTGATAACCTTTTTAGGTTTAGGTTTAGAAATTGTTTCTGATAAACTAATTTCTTTTTCTTCATTAATAAATATCTCACTCAGTTGTTTTTTGACTTCTTTGCGAACAACTAATTCAATTATATTTCTTAATTTATTTTTATTCATTATTATACCTCATCATCGTTTTTATTACCTCTAATTTTTGCAAACTTACTTAAAATTCCATCATCTTCATCTTCTAATGTTTGTCTAACTTCTGTAAATTTATTTTTATAAGGAGCTGCTAATGTTGTATTACCAGCACCAATTATTGTATTTTCAATTATATCTAATATATCTTTTAATAAAGTTTTTAATGTATTACCCAATACCATAGGTTCTAAATTTGTTTCATTACCAAAATTTAAATTTAAAAAACTATCACCTAAATTTATATTAGATGACCAAAAATTTATTTTATCTTTTGCATTAAATACAATTTTGTCTGATTGAATAATTACATTAGGACTTCCTGCATAAGTAATTTCATCAAACTTATAAGTGTCTATTATTGTTGGTTCGTTTGTCGTTAAGTATATGGAACTTAATTCATTTTTTATATTTTCAAGATAACTTTTTCTTAAATCTTCTCCATCATCATCTACTGGATATTTAGATATTCCAGAAACCAGTTTTATGTTTGGTGAATTAATGAACTCTCTATTATCTTTTACTTTAAGTTCATCGGTATCAAAATCACTATATTGATTACTACCTAAACGAATTGAATTTCCAAATCTACCTTGTATAATTGTATCACCCTCAAAAGGTATTAAACTTTTTGAACCGGAAGGGTTAAGTCTAAAATACCTACCATACTCTGTTGGTTCATCACCG